CTACTATTAGCGCTGAAAAAGAAGATCGGAAGCGTCAGATTAAAAGCGCTTCTGCCGTAGCGTCTAAGATGAGTGATGAAGCTCCTTCCAAGAAGATTTATCGTCGTGCGGATATTATTAAACTGATGCAAAATGACCCCGACCGTTACGATTTGATGCAAGAAGAAATTATGGCAGCATATCGTGAGGGGCGCGTGAGGTGATAGATAAATTATCATATTTAGGCGGTATCATTGATGGTGAGGGAACAATTAGTATTGTTCGTAGAACAACTTATTATGTTCCTCATGTTTGTATTCCAAACACAAATGAAACTTTAATTTCATTTTGTAAAGAAATTTTAGATGAGTTAGACGTTAAATACTGTTTGGAATATAAAGATAGAAAAAGGTTAGTAAATTCTAAACCTTGTTGGGTTATACGAATTGAAGGCAAAGAGCGTGTAGGTAAGTTTTTAGAAATCATAAGTGATTATGTTGTTTCTAAAAAAGAACAGGCATCTTTAGTCTTGGATTGGTGTAATTTTAAAGGCCGTAGAAGGAATCTAACCACAACCGATTTAAATATGATTAATAATATTCGTCAACTTAACGCCCGTGGTCGAACTAAATAACTTTTTCGAAAGGAAACTATCATGCCCGCACTTGGATCTGGTTCTGGTAACGTAATTCAGAGTAACGTCAATACCGCAGGTTTTATTCCTGAGGTATGGAGTGACGAGATTATTGCCGCTTACAAGAAGAATCTTGTTGCCGCTAATCTTATTAAGAAGATGAACATGAAGGGTAAGAAAGGGGACGTTGTTCACTTTCCTGCTCCTGCTCGTGCATCTGCTGCAACTAAAACCGCTAACACGCAAGTTACTGTTGTTGCTGAAAGTGGCACTGAGAAGACTGTCACGATTAACAAGCATTATGAGTACAGCCGTCTGATCGAGGACTTTGCTGAAGTACAGGCACTGTCATCGCTTCGTCGGTTCTACACTGATGATGCTGGTTATGCGCTGGCTACGCAGATCGACACTGATCTGATTCGTCTTGGTCGCCTGTCGCAAGGTGGTTCTTGGAACGGTACTGATGCTACCTTTGTTTATGGCAATGGTTTCATCGGTGGTGATGGTACTACTGCGTTTGACGCAACTGCTAACACCAACACTGGTAACGAGACTGCTCTGACGGATGACGGTATTCGTCGTGCTATTCAGCGCCTTGATGATGCTGATGTTCCGATGTCTGGTCGTTTCTTCATCGTACCGCCGGTTGCTCGTAACACCCTGATGGGTCTGTCTCGGTTTACCGAGCAAGCCTTTACTGGTGAGACTGGCGCTGGCAATACGATCCGTAACGGTCAGATTGGCGACATCTATGGTGTTAAGGTATATGTCTCTACCAACGCTGATACCGCTACCACTGCTGGTACTGGTGACGTTAACCCCCGCGTCTGCTTGATGGCTCACCCTGAGTTTGGTGTGCTGGTTGAGCAACTCGGTATCCGTGTTCAGACTCAGTACAAGCAAGAGTACCTCGGTACGCTGCTGACTGCTGACACTCTGTACGGTGTTGGTGAACTGCGTGATGACTCTGCTGTTGCGCTGATCATTCCTGGTTAATCTTGGATAATAGGGCTGGCTCAAAAGGCTGGCCCTAGTTCAACTAAAGAAAGGAATACATCATGGCTTTAACTTCTGTAAAAATTAAGTCTAATGCGCGTCAGCAATTTCCTGGGGCATTTTCTAGCGTTATTATCGCCAGCGGTGTAAAAGACTTTGGCACTATCGCTGACGGTGCTGATGCTCAAGATACTATTGCTATTCCTGGCGTAACTGCTGGTGACATGGTTCTTGGTGTTGCTTCTTCTGCTGCTGATGGACTGACACTATCCGCTACTGTTGCAGGTGCTGGTTCTGTTGCTATTACTGCTGTAAATAATTCTGGTGGTTCTATCACCGCAACTGCTACTGCAGTTTACAATGTTGTTGTAGCTAAACTGGTTTAATATAGCCCCTTCGGGGGCTTATTAATATTTAGTCGGAGATATAATGGCAATTTATCGTGGCCCAGGCGGTCCAGGTGACGCTATAGCAGATGCTGATAGCGAAGCCGCTTTAATATCTACTTTAGTAACACAAGCAGAGACCGCTGCTTCTAATGCCAGCACTTCTGCTACCAACGCTTCTAACTCCGCTACATCCGCATCTAATTCTGCCACCTCTGCAAGCAACTCTGCAAGTGCAGCGTCTTCATCTGCCAGCAATGCCAGCACTTCAGCAAGTAACGCTGCTAGTTCTGCATCAGCAGCATCGTCTTCTGCATCTGCGGCATCAACTTCAGCAACCAATGCTGCTACTTCTGCTACAGCAGCAGCTAATTCTTTTGATTCTTTTGATGATCGTTACCTTGGCGCAAAGGCTTCTGCACCATCAGTAGATAATGATGGTAATGCACTTCTTACTGGTGCTTTGTATTTTAATAGTAGTTCTTCTGAGATGTTTGTTTGGGATGGATCTCAGTGGGATTCAATAACTGCTTCTGGTAGTGGTACTGTTACTAGCGTTGCTATGACAGTACCTACAGGTTTAAGTGTTTCTGGTAGCCCTATTACTACCACAGGTACATTAGCAGTTACGTATTCTTCTGGTTATGCTATTCCAACTACCACAAAGCAGAGTAATTGGGATGATTCTTATACCTTTGTATCTAACTTCCCAACACAAACTGGTAACAATGGTAAGTATCTAACTACAAATGGTAGTTCATTATCTTGGGCTACAGTAAGTTATACCGAAACTGATCCTATTGTTGGTGCTATCAATGGTATTGTAAAGGCTAACGGGTCTGGAACTATTTCAGCAGCATCTGCTGGCACTGATTACCTTGCTCCTGCCGCTATTGGTGTAACAGTACAGGCATATGATGCTGATACTGCCAAGCTAGATGTAGCACAGTCATTCACAGCACAACAAACTTTCAAAGAAGTCAAAGATACTGTCCACACCATCACTGATGGCGCTGCCTTTGAGATTGATCCTGCCAATGGTTCAATTCAGGTAGTGACGCTTGGTGCATCTCGTACACCAGCAGCGACTAACTTTGAAGCTGGTCAGGTGGTGTTGCTTGGTATTGATGATGGTACTGCTTACACGATTACATGGACAACAGTGAATCCCACATGGGTAAAGGCTGGTGGAACTGCGTCAGCACCTACGCTGGCTACTACTGGCTATACCTGGATTCTGTTGTGGAAAGTTAGTTCTACTATTTATGCAACTGAGGTAGGTAAGCCATGAGTAATGTATTAAAGGTGGCTGCTGCTAATGCTGCTGGTGCTGCTGTATCTAACGCCTGGGACTTAGCCTTTGCATCGTTCCAAGGGATTAACCGTGGGCCGAGTACATCAGGATATGAAACCACTCCCACAGATGTAAAGTTTAACAACGATGGCACAAAAATGTATGTGCTTGGTACTGCTAGAGACGCAGTATTGCAATACAACTTAGGTACTGCATATCAACCAAGTACGGCGGTGTTTCCTCGTAAGAGTGTTGCTGCGGAGGAAACGGCTCCAAGTGGAGTTGAATTTAAAACTGATGGCACTAAAATGTATGTGATTGGCTCTAGTGGCGACGATGTTAATCAGTATGATTTATCTACTGCATGGGATGTAACTACCGCATCTTATGTTCAAAACTTTTCTGTATTTTCGGAAACAGGAACTTTACCAGCAAAAGTTAGATTTAAAGACGATGGCACAAAGATGTATGTTTTATCTAATACCAACGATGCCGTCTATCAGTACACGCTATCTTCAGCATGGGACATAAGCACAGCATCTTATGACTCTGTAAGTTTTAGTGTTACCAGTCAAGAAGCCACACCTCAAGGTATGTTTTTTGGTGACTCAGGCGCAAAGATGTATATTGTTGGAGATACAAACGATACCGTGTATCAATACACTTTATCGACCCCTTGGGACTTGTCTACAGCGTCTTACGCAAGCCTATCAAAAAGTGTAAACGCAGAGGAAACAAACCCAAGGGATGTATTTTTTAAGTCTGATGGAACAATAATGTATGTGATCGGAACAACTGGAAATGATGTAAACCAATATAAATTATCATCTGCTTGGGATGTTTCTACTGCTTCTTATACAAAAGTTTCGTCTCCTAATTTTAATACATGGTATGCAGAAGCGACACCAAACGGGATATACATAAAACCAGATGGAGCGCAGTTTTATATTGTCGGGCCTTCTATTGACACCGTCTGGCAACAATCCATGTCAACCGCATGGGATGTTGCTACGTTAGTTCCAGGCTTTTATGTAAGATCACAAGAAGGTACGCCTAATGGCCTAGCCTTCAAAGACGATGGCACGAAGATGTACGTTGTTGGTTCTGTAAACAATACCGTCTATCAATATTCTCTTTCGACTGCATGGGATGTATTGACTGCGAGTTATGACTCGGTAAGTTTTAGTGTTGCAACACAGGAAACAACGTCACAAGGTATAGCTTTCAAAACTGACGGTACAAAAATGTACATCATTGGGCAAGCTGGTGATGATGTTAATGAATACAATCTTGGTACAGCATGGAATGTAAGCACCGCATCGTATGTGCAGAATTTTTCTGTATCAGCGCAAACAGGAACTTTACCAACAAACGTCCAATTCAAAGACGACGGCACTAAGATGTATGTGTCATCAAATACTAACGATGCAATTTATGAATACGCATTATCATCTGCATGGAACATCAGTACCGCAAGCTATTCGTCTGTATCTTATGCGGCTGGGGCTATTACAGGTGAGACAACGGTACTTGGGCTTGTTTTTGCCGACTCTGGAACAAAGATGTATATTAGTGGCGTTGGAGTGGCCCGTGTTCTAGGCTTTGTACTCAGCACAGCATGGAACTTGTCTACTGCTAATTCTTATTATAGGACTGTTGCGGCAGAGGAAACAAATCCACAGTCTGTAACATTCAAACCAGACGGTACAGAAATGTATGTGCTTGGTACGACTGGAGACGATGTAAATCAATATTCAGTTTCAACCGCATGGTCTGTTCAATCTGCGTCGTATGTGCGTGTCTTTGTGGTAAGTGGGCAGGCAGGAGCAACCCCAACAAAAGTACAATTTAAAGACGATGGCACAAAAATGTATGTGCTATCTAATACCAACGACGCTATTTACCAATACAGTCTTTCTACCGCTTGGAACATATCTAGTGCAACATATGACTCAGTAAGTTTCAGTGTTACTAGCCAAGAAGCAACTCCGCAAGGGATGTTTATCGGTGACGCTGGAACAAAACTTTATGTAGTTGGTAATACATCCGACACTGTTTTTCAATATACGTTATCTTCTGCATGGGACTTGTCAACCGCGTCTTATGCTAGTTTGTCGTTTAGTGTGGCTTCTCAAGAAAATGCTCCTCAAGCAGTTTTCTTGGGCGATAGTGGATCAAAAATGTATATTATTGGAACAACCAACGATACTGTTTATCAATATAACTTATCAACCCCGTGGGATGTTTCAACAGCATCTTATGCAAACAAAAGTTTCAATGTTGTTTCTTATGAAGGTTCTCCGGGTGGATTGTGGTTTAAAGACGATGGCACAAAGTTTTTTGTCGTTGGTGTTGAGAACCGCATAGTATGGGAGTTCACAATTTCCTAGAAAGGGAAAGATATGCTTTATGTAAAAGTAACCAATGGTTCTATCCAATACCCTTATACGATAGGGCAACTACGCAAGGACAATCCCAACACAAGTTTCCCTGCGTATATCTCAGCAGATACGCTTGCTGCCTATGATGTCTATGCTATCCAAGAAGTACCAGCACCAGAGGTTGACCCGCTGACGCAGCGCCATGAGCAGACCAATCCTGTACAGGTAGATGGCAAGTGGACGCAGACATGGCGGGTGGTGCAATTGCCAGGGGATCAGGCAACGGTGAATGTCAGAGCCAAGCGCAATCAATTGCTGGCTGATAGCGACTGGACGCAAGTCTTAGATGCGCCGGTAGATCGCACCACCTGGGCAAACTATCGTCAGGCATTGAGGGACATCACCAGTCAAGAAGGCTTCCCTGCCTCTGTGCAGTGGCCTGTTCCACCAACCTAATTAAAATAGGACAGAAATGGCTATACAACACGAAACAGCAAAGGCTGCTGGAGATGCAGTATCAATAGTGACAGTAGTGGGTACGCTAGCAGAAGTGTTGCCAGCCATTGCTGCACTGCTAACAATAGTGTGGACTTGCTTTCGCATATACGAGACCTCTACTGTGCAAGGCTGGCTAGGAAAGAACAATGTCAAGAAAGATTAGCCTAGGCAAAACTAAAGCCACTGCTGCCAAGGAAACTATTTATACTGTTCCTACGCATCAGACAGCATTATGGACACTGTTGTATGTAACTAACATCGGTGCTAACAACAAATCTGCTACAGTATATTGGTATGATAAATCTACTAACGCAGAGTATGGTATAATCAATACTACCTTCAATACTGGCACAGGACTTGAGTGGGGTGGAGATGGTAAGTATGTAGTATTAGAAGAAGGTGATGAAATAAGAGTAGAAATACAAGACAACCTTACTACATTTACCTTTGTTGTTTCAGTAGAGTTAGATCCTAAGTTAGCAGTTCAATTTAATACATAAGGAGTATTATTATGCCTATGGTCGGAAAGAAAAAGTTTCCTTACACTAAGGAAGGCAAGAAAGAAGCCAAAGAATACTCTATGAAAAATAAGAGTCCTGTGAAGCAAGCAAAAGAAAAGAAAGCAAAGCGTGGCTACTAAACCAGGATTATACGCTAACATACACGCAAAGCGTAAGCGTATTGCTGCTGGTTCTGGTGAGCGTATGCGTGCTGTTGGATCTAAAGGAGCGCCTACAGCAGCAGCATTTAAAGAGGCTAAGAAGACTGTTCGTAAACGATCAAGTAAAGTTGCTTAAGTAACATAAAGGAACATATATGCCGCTTAAGAAAGGCTCATCACAGAAAACAGTTTCTGCGAACATTAAGAAGCTCCGTAAGGAAGGCTATCCTGCCAAGCAAAGTGTGGCTATTGCCTTATCAACGGCAAGAAAGAAAAAGAAATGAAACTCTGGATTGCTGTAGTAGTCTTCTGTATTGATGGGCAGTGCGCCTTCTGGAAACCTGATGAAAACTTCTACAGCGAACGAGAGTGTACAGCAGCAGCACAAAAGTTTATGTACAAAGCAACTAAAGAATTGGATGTAGACTTAATTGAAGGTGTTTGTTTGCCAATCAACACCAAGGATCAGATATAATGGTTAAGAAGGCGTATCAGAACCCTGAAGGCGGTTTAAACGCTAAAGGTAGGGAACACTTTAAGCGTACTGAAGGCGCTAATCTAAAGCCTCCAGTGTCTGCTAAAGAGGCATCAAAGTCCCCTACAGCAGCCAAACGAAGGAAGTCTTTCTGTGCGCGTATGAGCGGTGTTCCTGGGCCTATGAAAGACTCTAAAGGCAGGCCTACAAGGAAGGCTTTAGCACTTAAAAAATGGGATTGTTAAATGGCTACTAAAACATATCTACAAGCAGTCAATGATGTACTTGTTCGTCTCCGTGAAGATGAAGTTACTGCTGTTACTGACACACGCTATAGCAAACTCATCGGTAAGTTTGTTAATGATGCGTTGCGTCAAGTAGAAGATTCTTATAACTGGAATGCACTGACAGAGACGCTGACTGTAACCACGGCTAACCAAGTATTCAACTACATCCTTACTGGTATTGGTCAGCGCTTTCGTGTTCTGGATGTTGTTAATGAAGAATCTGATTCATTCTTGAAGTTAGAAACAACTAGCAAGATGAACGAGTTGTTCTTAAACCTTGGTGCAGTACAGCGTGGTTCACCAGATCGTTATAACTTCAACGGTGTTAGTAATGGCGATACTCAGGTAGATTTGTATCCTATTCCTGATGGTGTATACAACATTTACTTTAACGTCATCAAGCCCACAGAGGCGCTTACAGCGTCTTCTGACGCGATCTTAGTGCCTGCTGAGCCTGTGATATTCCTAGCCTACTCTAAGGCGCTCCTAGAGCGTGGAGAGGACTCTGGCGTGACCAGTAATGAGGCATATCAGCTTTATCTGCAATCGTTGTCAGACCACATCGCTGCTGAGGCTAATCGCTATCCTGATGAAATCACCTGGAACGCATACTAATGAAACCAATACAGACTGCTAGTATTGCTGCTCCTGGCTTTCTTGGATTAAACACCCAAGACAGTAGCGTACAGTTATCTAGTGGCTTTGCTCTTACTGCTAATAACTGTATCATAGACAGGTATGGTAGGATTGGTGCTAGGCGTGGGTGGGTTCCTGTTAACACTTCTGTCAACACTGATTTAGGTAGTGCTAATCCTGTAGAGTTTATGTTTGAGATGGTCAAGGCTGGTGGTAACATCATGCTCAGTGCTGGTAATAATAAGTTGTTTACTGGTACTACAACGATGACCACCGCTACTATCCGTAATGCTGCTAACAATGCTAACGTATCTGTAACCATTACTGCTAACCATTGGCAAGGAGCAGCACTTCCTTATGGCGATGGTGCAGCAGCAGAGCCTCACGTGTACCTTGCACAATCAAGTCACCCTGTGCTGGTGTATCATGAGTTGCCTGTGTCTGGTAGTGCTGATCCTCACGCACATGATAGTGGCTCTTTTGGCTTTCAACGTCTAGGTGATATAGGCACACTACCAACTGGATATACCACATCAGACTTTCAGCCTAACTGTGCCTTAGCTGCTTATGGGCGTATATGGCTTGCTGATCTTATTGGTGATAGGCAGACAGTATACTTTAGTAGATTGCTAGACGGTTCTGATTTTACTGGTGGTGATAGTGGGTCACTGTCATTGAATGCAGTGTTCCCTAATAACGATAAGATTATGGCACTTGCTGCACACAATGGATTCTTAATTGTGTTTGGTAGGAACAACATCGCTATTTATGGTAATCCTATTGATGTTACACAGTTGACATTGGTAGAGTATATTCCTAATGTTGGCTGTATCGCTCGTGATTCTGTGGTGTCTACTGGTACTGATCTTATCTTCTTGTCTGATGCTGGTGTACGTAGTCTAACACGTGTAATTCAAGAGAAGTCACTACCATTTAGAGATCTGTCTAAGAATGTTCGTGATGAGCTAATAACTAACGTAGCTTCTGAAGGAAGTATCGCTGCTATCAAAGGTGTTTACTACGATAGAGATGCTTTCTACTTGTTAGCATTACCAACATCTAAGATTGTTTACTGCTTTGATACCAGATCAGCATTACAGGATGGTTCTAACAGGGTTACTATCTGGAATAGCATTGAACCAAGATCATTTGTTGTTACAGATAACAAAGAACTATACATAGGTAAACCAGGTTACATTGGTAAATACTTTGGTCACTTAGATAATGCAGCAACATATCGCTTACAGTATTACACCAACCACTTTGACTTTGACCAGCCTAGTCTTATTAAGATACTAAAGAAGATTGGTTTTGTTATTATTGGTGGATCTGGCTCTGAGATTGCTGTTAAGTACGGCTTTGACTACGCTGAGAACTACAGATCAGAGACAAAGATACTTGCTGGTGGCTCTTCTTATGAGTATAACACCGCTGAGTATAACATAGCAGAATACTCTGGCGGTATACAAATAGAAAAGTTTTTCTTGAATGTTTCTGGAAATGGTGTTATAATCCAATTAGGAATTGAGACAGAAATAAATAACAACCCGTTCTCAGTTCAAAGAATTGATGTTGGAATCAAACAAGGTAAGATTTTAATTTAAGGAGATTGGCGTGGCAAACTACGTAAAGGCTACAAACTTCGCTGTTAAGGATTCTTTACTGACAGGCAACCCTTCTAAGTTAGTCAAAGGCACTGAGATTGATACAGAGTTTAACGCTATTGCCTCTGCTATTGCAACTAAGCCTGATGCTGATAGTCCTACGCTAACAGGTACTCCATTAGCACCTACAGCGTCTACTGCTACTAACAATACACAGATTGCTACTACTGCATATGTAGTTAATCGTATTATTCAGGACATCGCTAGTAAAGCTAACCTTGCTTCGCCAACATTCACTGGTACACCAGCAGCGCCTACAGCAGCAGCAGGTACTAATACTACTCAATTAGCTACTACTGCTTTTGTACACGCTGAAAGATCTGCAACAGTTACACTTACAAACAAAACAATATCTGTCGATGATAATACAATTTCGGGAATAGCAGCATCTTCTTTTATTTTATCTAACGCAAGTGGTCATATAGACGGAACAGCTTCTCAAAAAGCAATCCCGTCTGGTGTAGTTGTAGGAACAACAGATACGCAAACATTAACTAATAAAACTATTAGTGGATCATCTAACACAATAACAAATATTGATGCTGCTAACATTTCAACAGGTGCCCTGGCGTCTGCTAGGATAACCAACGCCTTAAATGCTACAGGATCAGCGCCGCTTTATGCTTGTCGTGCTTGGGTAAATTTCAATGGCACAAGTACAGTGTCTATAAGAAGTAGCGGAAATGTGTCAAGCATAACAGATAACGGGACAGGAGATTACACAGTTAATTTTACAACCGCTATGCCTGATGTTAATTATGCTATTTCTGGTTCTGGGCAGTTTGATACATCCTCAAATGACAATAATTATGTTATCATGAATATAGCACGAGTTACTAGTAATCCTTCAACATCTTCTGTACAAATTACTACACTAACAGAAAGTGCTGGCCCAAGCAAAACAGATGTGTTAGTGGCTACGATTATGGTTGTTCGTTAACTTAAGGATTTTAAAATGAATAAAAGAATTGTATATGAAAATGACGATGGTAACATATCTATTATTATACCTGCTGCTGAGTGTAGTTTAACAATTGAACAAATAGCTTTAAAAGATGTCCCGATTGGAAAGGTATACCGTATTGTTGATGTGTCTGAGATACCAACAGATCGTACATTTCGTAATGCTTGGGAGTGGACAGAATGATTATCGTAAATCTAAATAAAGCAAAAGAGATTGCCCATACTATTCGTCGTGATAAACGATTAACAGAGTTTGCTCCTTGGGATCTTAAAGCAACTATACCTTCAGAGGCTGTAAAAGCAGAAGAAGAGCGTCAAAAGATTCGTGAAAAATACCATATTATGCAAACTCAAATTGACAACTCTATATCTGTTGATAAGTTAAAAGAGATTATTAGTTAATGTGAAGTTACCATTAGTCAACAATCAAAACTATATTATATACTTAGAATACTTTAATAACTTATACTGGCTACATACTGATGTGTTTAAATGGTCTAGTGTAATAAAGAAACAGTTTGTAAAAGATTTAAATACACTGCAAAGACTAATCAACGATGATTTGTTTGCTTTAGTAGATAATACAAAATTAGGTAAGTTTGCTTCTATAATTAACTTTGAGTTTTTGCAGGGAATAACTGGTACTGACAACAAACAGTATCATGTTTATACAAGGAGATTAGAATGGGTGGATTAGTTGGAGGCGCTCTTGGTCTTGTTGGTGGAATACTAGGTGGGCGAGAGGCAAGAAAGGGCGCTGAAGCCTCGGCGAATGCTCAGTTAGAAGCAGCGCGTATAGCCGCTGAAGAGGCACGCTTTAGGCCAGTAGGCATCACCACTCGCTTTGGTCAGAGTCAGTTTGGCTTTGATGAAGCAGGTAGGCTCTCTAGTGCTGGCTACACACTAGATCCGCAACTGGTAGCGCTACAGTCGCGCCTACTAGGGGTAACTCCAGAGGCGTTAGAGACTGCGTTAGCTGCTTCTGGTGAAACTGCCCCAGTTAGGCAAGCAGCAACAGGCTTGTTTGGCCTTGGTCAGCAATTCTTGCCTACTGATATATCTAGGCAGGCATCGCCAGAGGCAATGGCACAGGCACAGCGCTTGTATGGCCTAGCAGGGCAGGTAACACCGACTGCTTATGATCCTACTGCCGCTGCACAGAGTTACTATAACGAAGCGCAGATGATGCTAGATCCGTCACGCCAGCGACAGGAACAGCGCTTAGGCGCATCCGTGTTTGGGCGTGGCAGAGCAGGCTTGAACATTAGCGGTGTAGGCCAGCCAGAGTTGTTTGCCTTGGCTCAGGCCAGGGAAGAGCAGAATGCTCAGTTGGCTGCACAGGCTCGTGAGCGTGCGCGTCAAGAGTTGCAACAAGATATTGGCTTTGGTACACAATTGGGTATGCAAGGATTGTCAACACAGCAACAAGCAGAGCAACTCGCTCGTGCAAGATTGGCTGAGGATTTACAAATTGGTACTGGCTTGTTTGGCACTGGTATGGGGTTACTTGGTCAAATTCCTGCATACGAGACTGCTGCTCTTGGGCCTTTCCAAACACAACTTGGACTTGCTCAAACCATTGAGCAACTCGGTCAACAGCCTCTTGACATTGGCGCACAGTTGGGTGGTAGAGCCGCTTCAAGAACAGCAGGTGGTCAAGCAGGACAAGCGCTTTTGTCTGGTGGCTTAGGTGCTGCACAGACACGCTTAGGCGGTCAGCAGTTGGCGCTAGGAACACAATACGGTGCATTCAGAGATGTCCTTGGTCAACTAAATAGGCCTGGATTGTTTGGTGGCGGTGGTGGCGGTATGACATATGATCAGATGGCTGCCATACAAAACATGGGTGGCTCTGTTGGTTCAGGCGGTTACAGTTACTACGGTCAATAAGGAATAGACATGGCACAGCAACCTTTATTCGGTTATAGCCCAGAGCAGATAATGCAGGCAAGGCAGGCAGCGATGCAAGAGAGAGCCGCTGCTGAAGCCAGTCGTGTTGGTGGTGGATGGGCTCCGCTGTATGAGCAAGCACGAGGACTGTCTATGATGGGTGCTGAAGCACTTGGTCGTGGTCTGTTCCCACAAGCACAAGATCCTGCATTGCAGAGGGCGCAGGTAACACAGTCGATTGTGCAGAAGTATAAAGGACAAGACTTTAATAGTCCGTCAGTGT